TTACCACCTGCTTGCCACACAACTTTGTACGCTTCTTTCGCTGCTACGAAACAGTTGGCGATGTCGTTTCCAAGCATAGATGCATTGGGGCTGACAGAACCTTGCTCAGAAGCAAAGAATCGAACGTTGTTTGCTCCGCCGATCTCCACGCTCAACGTTTGGGAGATGTTTGGATACTGGAATTTCTTGATGAAGCCAGTCATGTTATAGAGCACAGGAATCATCCTAGTCGTTAACATGCAACCGTATGCATCGCCGATTGGTGATGTTCCAAAACGGAGATCAGCTTCTACAATATTTGTTATGTATTCGCCTGAGTTGTTTTGGAGAACGGTAAAGACGTCATCCACGTCGGAGATAGTCATCTCAGTCGGGATATCGCCGTTAGATCCGCCCACGCAGTTGATTATGCTGGCTGAAGATTCCAAGTTGTCTCTTTGGAGGGCATCTTGAGTCTCACGGAGAGATTGTCCAAGGCGAGCCGCCGCGGAGTTAAGAACTGGGTCTTCGTTAGTGATACTGACCTGTCTGGTCAACACAATGTAAGTGGCGTAAACCCTTACACGGCAGTCCACGTCAACGCGGTTAAGCTGTTGTGGTGGTGGGTTGTTTTGGCCGTCGTCCAAAGGCACTTCGAACAGATCGAGCCTGTCATATCGGCTTTGTCTGTCAATGAAACCTTGATTGTCAGGTAACTCCACAGGTGTGGCGAATAACTGGTGAATCAGGTTGTGCTCTGGTGTCGACAGCAACTTGGCGTTGTACCGCTGTTGAATTTGCGGAGGCAACGATGCAATTGATACTGTCATAGTTTATGTTCCCTTGAGCGTTCAGCTCATTTCGGGAACCGAGCTAGCCATTGCAGCGTATCCATGCATCTCGCGATAGAGATCCTTCTTCATTGCGTCGGTTAGTTTGAAGGCTTGGGCGATAGGCCGCTTATCTAAAGCCATAGGAGACTGTACAGCCTTCTCTTGCTTTGCGATTGCTTTGTCTATTTCCTTTTCTCTTCTACTTTCCGTCGCAGCTTTGGAAAGACCCATAGCTTTGATGTACTTGTAACTCTGGACGCCGATCTTATAAGGATCTTTTAAATCCGCAATCGTCGCCGCCAACTCTGGTTCCTTTTCTTCCAAAATTGATAAAGTTTCAGGATTGACGACCTCGGAGAAATCCGAATATTGACGATTCAAGCGATCCAGGAATTGATCTTGCTCGCGCTTCTGAAGGGCTCTCGCCACTTCTTGTTTCACAAGCTCTTCGGCGTTTTTGAGTACTTTCTGAGAGTTCTTCTCAGCCAGCTTCTTCACCTTACTAAAAGGAATGAACTCTTCGTCGCCGATTTTATCAAACTCGTCTGGCTCTACTTGACGCTGAGGCTGCTGAGCTGCAAGTTGTGCTTGCATCATCTGCATCTGAGCTTCTCGTAATTGCTTCAGCTCTCTTTCGAGTTCGGCATTCTTAAGACGCATCGCCTTCAAGTGCTGGTTTGTAACTGGCTCTTGAACTTGTTGTGTCTCTTTCACTTCATTGACTTGGTTCTCAACCTGAGGTGCTACCTCTTGTATCTCGCTGTTTTGGTTCTCAACATTCTCAGTCATTGAATTTCCTCTCTGTTTGGTGGATGGCTATTCCCACAATTACGCCGCAACGGGAGGCTAACCCGCCTTCTCTACGCCTTAAAATTGACTTTGTTTAATAAAAACAATATAAGTCAAATAAAAGTGAGGTAGAATGTTATGTGATAATTGTAAAATCGATCGGTTAGTTTCTGATTTTATTAATTCGAAAAATATTTGTTACAAGTGTATGTATCGGATTAAGGTGGAAAAAAGTAAGGAAAACCGAACGTCGGATAGCCGCTACTGCCGCGAGTGTGGGTACGGAAAAAATATCTGCTACAGGTGCGTTTATCGGATGAAAATGGAAGCCTGTTCCGAAAAAAAGAAAGAAAAAACTTTCACCTGTAGAACTTGTAAATGCGCATTTACGCCAGCTTCTGACCAAAAGAAACGCCAAAGAACAGTCTTTTGTTCGGAAGAATGCGCAAAGAAAGGACATCAAGATCAGTTAAACAACCATTGGACAAGGAGAATCCCCTAATGAGTGAACCATTTGACCTTCAGGCCATAGCCTGCAAGGTTTATTCAGTACTAACCAAGAATCCTCAAGCAAGAGACGACGACAAAATACTTTTAGTAGAGATCTGGTCAAAAGAGACCAAAGCCAAAGACATATCCGAATTTCTGTCAGAGCTCCTATCAGGAAAGATTTCCTTCCCCGACACAGTCACAGAGTCAGACGCAAGCTACAAGAGAAACACAAGCCTTTTAGAGGAGAAAAGTGGGATGTACGCCACAACCTCGAGGGAGCTTTCTGCCAACAACTAACATTTTTTGATTATCTATAAATAAAAGGAAAAACATGGAACACAAATCATTAATAGATCCTACGCGAAATACTGTCGGATCTATTTATAGGGACGCGCAACTTAATGGCGAAAGAGGTGTCGTTATCGGAGACGTCAATCACGAAATCGTGAAAGACCTCGTTACAGACATAAATGAAGCAATAGCCCAGGGCACAAAAGAAATGGAAGGCAAGCCTTTTTACCTGGCTATCTATGAGAAATACGATCTAATGCTTAAAAAAGGGCTTGTTCGTATTAGAAAAATCACAAAATACCGCCCATATCCCGAACAAGACACGATGGTTTTCCATGTGTACCCAGGTGGAAAGGTGTATTTTTGCTGGGAATTGCCTCACAGAACTCAAATGATGAATATTCTCATGAGCCCTGATCTTTTTCCTCCTGAAAGAGTTCAAATGATAAAGAGATGGGAGAATTTACAGCTGGAATACTTTGGTTTTAAGAAGGACGAGAACGGAAATTGGGTCGAAAATGAGCTTTATCGCGGTGATACGCTAGTTGGGGCGCCTCAGGTCGAGAAAAAGCCCGTTAAGTTAATTCTGTAGCCAGTCACCCCAGCGCTTCAGATAGACCATGGTTTCATAAATCTGGTCTAATCCGAGCTCCTTACACCAAGCTGCGTCCTTTAGGATAGCTTCATGCTCCGCTCTGCCCCTAACATTAATCTGCTTACGCTCAGGCAAGTGCGCAGGAGGGTCTATGCCTCCAGAAAAGGGGTCTGTGGACTTGTTTAAACAGCTAAACTTTTTTTCATCAGCCATATCTCTTCTCACTAGGTTCAAATGCGTATTAAATTCAGAAACGCCGCAAGGACAGCCAGAGCCACAGGTACGCGCGAGGACATAATCGCCCTCGCACCTACAGAAACAATCAAGTGTGTGCTCTCCACAGTCGTCGCATTCACCGCTCAAGTTAGCCTTCTTTATTTATTTTTTCACTAATAGACTCAACTATTAATTGAGTTCTATTAAGCCATGGTTTTTGTTCCAGTAAATTATCTAAATCATCAAGAATCTTATTAGGAACCCTAATTAAGATGTTTTTGAATCCTTTATCTTTCTTTGCCTTAACGTCTGCACCTTTGTCAATAAAACTTTCGACAGATGCGGGTGCTTTCTTTTTGACAGACATATATCTCCTGTATGTTTGTTATATGGTTTCTATATATCAACTATATATTGAATAGTAAAGACTTTCCATCTCTTGGACGGCTTTCTTATCTATGGGATCGAGTTCTGCGACGCCCATGCCATCAGCAGCAGCATTACGAAAAGCCTTGCGGTTTCCGATCATGCACTTGAGAATGGTTACGTTCTGGAAGTCGTTTAAAATGGCTATAGCCTCTTCGTTGTCCTTACCCTTGGCATCGGCCTGGCTTATGATGGCATAGACCTTTAAACGAGGGTTTAGACACTCATCAAGAATTGCCTTGATAGGAACCATTGTCCATATGTCTATTGAACTGGGCTTAAAAGGAAGGATTAGGATGTCTGCGACTGAAATCGCAGCTCTTTGAGAGGTTGTGTCTCTTCCTCCCGTGTCTACGATAATGTCATCGTAGTCCTCTTTCATTCGAATGAGGTTTGAGTAGATGGCCTTTCCAGACATGCACACCGTTACAAAAGTAAGGTGAGATTCTGGGCCTTTAGAGGACATGGGTTTAGAAGGATTCAGCGTAGGAGTCAGCAAGTGATCTCTTTGCTGAGACCAATCCCAAGCGCTTTTTTGCTCGTCTGCATCGACGAGAAGAACCTTTGTGTGAGCCGCTCGCATGACAGCGAGATTGGTTGCGATCGTGGTTTTTCCACTGCCGCCCTTGATTCCGCCTATAACGATAATCATATAGCCTCCATAGATGTTATATATGCTGGACATATAACATACATAGGTCGGATATATGGATCAAATATATTTTGAGAAAAAAAGGCACGTGTAAGACTTGCGCTTACGCCTGCTTACTTAATCCCTAGCATTCGACTGGCTCATGACTCCTGACTACTCGCTAGTTCATGTTTTCAGCCGCTCTACTACCTAAGCTAACATGCCAGAAAATAAAAAAGCCCAACAAGATTCAAACTTGCATCATCAGATTAGCAGTCTGCCGTTTTCCAGGACACCGACACCGTACGAATGTCAATGCTTACCCTGCTTCTTTTAAACTATGGGCGCATATGAATGGCAACCAAATCCACTACTGCTTAGGAGTATGCAATGTTAACGTCATTTTGTCATGACGCATAGCATTGTTCTCAATATCCCGCATGGTGCACTCAGGTTCTCTCCGAAAGTTGTTCGAGTATTGCTCGTCCATACTAATCGGCCCCTTCTGCACTTCTATGTATTCGCGAGGCTCATGACGTTCTTTCTTAGCCATAGAGCCCCCAATTAAGAATAGCGGCCTTTATAAGCCTGTTTATTTAAGTCTTTAGACATTGCTGATTGACGTGCATCTTGTCTCTCGATGTACTCATCAGTTTTGCTAAATCCTCTTTCTGCAAAATCCTTTTCAGGTTTTTGGTAGCTTTCGACCTTGGGTTTCATATCCCCTTGCTCGTAGCCAGCTTTTGACATTTTCTCTTTCATAATAACACCTTGTTTAAACTGGTTGTTTTCTAATTCTTATTCTCATGCAACATTTTGTTTACCCGCAACTACTTCTTTTTCGGGATTAGCAGCAGGACTTAAAGCATTCAGGATCTGAACTTGTTGCATGAGGTTATCTAAGTCCATGCCCTGGATCTCTTTAAGCGCTTTGACAACATTCAGCAAGCTCGCCGTATCCTCTTGATGAGCGCGACGGAGTTTGTCTTGAGCGACAGCCGAATCCGTCTGGATTTTAGCTCTTCGCTCTGAGGCTAGCCCTTCTTGACTGTGGGCGTAAGCCACTTTCGTCATGTTATCGACTTGCATTTGCTGCATCTGTAGCTGCTCCATCTTCTGCTGCTGTTCGGCAACGGCTTTTTGTTTAGCCATAACCTTCTCGATGATGCGATCTTTGTTCTGGATCGTCATACACTCAAGAATTTCATCAGGAGGCATTAAATCGGGGTAGAGTTGCTGGAAATGAAGAATTTGAGCTAGCTCTAATTGTTGTTGGGTCTCCGTCAATGCCGCTTGCACGACTTTGCACCCGTATTTGAAGAATATTTTATTATCGAACTCGGCAGTTGGCTCCTCACCTATGACCTGTTTTACCTTTCCGTAAGTCCAGTTCTTTTGGATGTACTCAACCTCAATGTCGCAGCACAGTCTTTGTGCTTCATCTGCTTGGTCAAATAATCTTTGTAGGTTTCTAGCAGTTGCCGCCTGCCGCATCATGGTAATGATGCCAGCCTTGTCATCGATGTCCATGCCCATGGCACTGGGGTCGATGCCTGCGATGTTAAAGAAGATGCCCTTGAGCATATCTTCCATTTGCAGCATAACTGGGGATGGTGGGACAATAGGCATTGCCTGGACGTCATCCATCTGGAAATCTGGGTCGATGGAGAGAACTCGACCGTGCCCTTGGTTAAGGGCGTCTTCTGGAGTGACTAGGGCACCTTTCTTGACCTTTAATCCCTGCTGCTGAGCGTCCAAAATTTCAAGGTTTGAAACTTTGAGGCGGTTTAGGAGGTACTGACAGTCCCTGAGCATAGTCATGGGACTGTTGAACTTGTAGGCGTAGTATGGAGAGTCCATATTTGCCAAAGACATTATCGGCACGACAGGGTATCTGTCCATGCCGTAGGGGTTCGGCTCATCGACAATAACTCGGTCGTTGAGTATAATGCTTCTTCGAACCGTTGGAATTTGTTTTTTGATTACGGTAAGCTTTCCTTTGAAAGCCTGCATAATTTCTTTTAACTGATCCTCGCTTCCCTGAAACTCTTGGCATTCCTCGGTTTGCTTATCAACGAGGAACTTAGCTTCCCGACTAGTAAGATACCAATACTCGTCGAAAGCAATAAGATTCGGGAACTGGATTTGGTAAACTTCTGGCATGTAGTAGAATTTGTCATCTCGATACGTCCCTTTAGGGAGAGAGAGAATCTCTTCTCCGAATTGAGGATACATAAGGGCTGCTTCCTGGGCATCGAAGAAAGTTCTTACCCAAAAGAAGCGAGCGTCGCTCATGTCCGCCTTACGAAAATACGGGTCGTAGATCGTCGACTTCATGTCTACATAGCGCCATCTTGGATCTGGGCTGATTGGGTCTTTGGTACTGTCCCCGTACATGTACATGAAACCAAGACCTTGTATAACCCCTCCCTGCTGGAAGGCATCAGAAAAAGTTTGATGGAAACCATTTTTGTGATTGTGGTAGAGACACTTTGTTAGCTGATCTGCCGTCTTTTGCATCCCGTTGTGGATGGGGATCACTGCGCCGCTCTTTCTCGTCTGTCTTTGCTGGCCGCTGATCGCTTCGCTGATCGGGTTCATTATGTTGAAGTTCCATATCTTCCTTCTGTACGTTGCAACTCCTGGGAAAATAAGGCCCCAGACCTCTTGGTCGTTCATTGTGAATCGTTGATTCAAATCGGCCTGGTACCACTGGGTCTGAAGAATGTTGATACTATCCGAGTAGTTTTTTTCCATGCCTTGGCGAAGAGATACGTTTAATGAATCTTCTGGCCAAAAAATTGGACTATTATTGCGCATCTTTCACCATAGAAGTTTATTAACTTTATCCTGTACGATAAAATTTATTACTGGCAAGGAACTAAATGATGGAAGATCCACAGATTCCGCAAGATGACCTCATGGACGTGCTCGAAATGACGAGAGACATAGAGGCACACATATCAAAAGTCTTAGCTGAAAACGACCTCAATCTAGCCCTAAGCGCCTTGATGAGTGCAGCGATAAATAGCATTATGTCGCAATGCACCACCCTAGATGAGGTTGTATATTATAGGAATCTTTTTATGCTATCTTTTGATAGCTCAATAAAAAGTATTAAGATCCAGTCGAATAAGAATCCGCCTTCTTCTTGACTGATTTTCGTGGTTTACGAGATTTTTTCTCGCAATTTTGCAGAAGTTCTGCAATTTTCTCGATATTTTTGTAGATAAAGTCGATTTTGTAGTGACATTGGTGTTCCATTTTGTCGGCCGCTTGAATAAAAGCAGCCATGGACTTGTGAATGTCTTTTGAAATATTTGCTATATGTTCTACTTGTTGGATGGCGCTTGTAAGGGCTCTTCCTTCGCCTATCGCACCCCGAGCCATACTAATACATCCCTTAAGCTCGTTGGCCATAGAATTGAGTTTATCGACGTTTTTCATGTAATCATCGAACTTGTCGAGGGTTTTGGTCGCAAGCTCGACCTGCTCTTTTCTTTTTTCGTCATTTTGAAGGATTTCGAGAAGGTAGTTAAACTTCCCGTGCAGACGGTCAATAGAATTTCCCTCGTCTTCATAAGCAACGAAGCATTCTTGCTCCTCGGAGACCGCATCCAGTTTGAGCTGAATGTCGGTCATCCTGGCAGAAATGGTAAGCATCCATTCCTTGATGTCTTTTATATCATTCCAAAACATCAGCGTTCTTTGGCGTATTTATTAAATAATGTTCAATATATTTATCAACTCCTTCAAACATAGCATCTATTTTCTCGAACTTTCCCATTCGATAATAGACGTATGCCATGACGAATTGATTTAATATTTGATCATGGTGACTATCTACGGGTCTTGATAAAACTAATTTGTGAACTAAAGAAAAGTTGCCTTTATACGCCTCTTCCCACATCATGGTATCCCGCTCAGCATCATTAGCATATAAACCGCCAGAGAAACAAAAAATAACGAGAAGTAAAAACATTTTTATATTCATGTTATTTCCTTATTGCTGGATCAATTCAGAGGCCCAGGTGTTCAAGATTTGCTCTTGAGCATTTGTGGCAGCTTCTACTGTCTCGAATTCAACGAAGTCGGATGTTGGCTTATCACCAATTGCGCCGACGGGTTGGAAGGTGATTTTCTTTTCTTCTCTAACGATCTTGTAGACATGCTCAAGATTGATCGCCATGTCTTGGGCGGGACCTTTAAAACGAAAGATATCTCTTTTCTTTTCAAACTTAACTTGCGGCGCCGCAGCCTCACTGGGAGCTGGACAATCCACTTTATATTCTTCACTCATGTTGCCTCTTTTTTTGTTCCGTTATACACTGTTACCTTAACATCGGATACCGCGGGCGATTGACCTTCGCAGACAAATCCTTTACCGTCTAGGCGAATTAAAAACTCTACTTTTTCTGGACGCTGCACCTTAGCAGCCCTACAGCCTGCATTGACCTCTGTCATGACGTTTTTTACGAACTTGTCGACTCTCATCTTTCTCCAGAATAGCAATCGTCGC